TGAACATCAACAAGGTGTGCTATTGTATGGAACCAATGCGGTTGGCAAAACGTGTTTGATTAAAGCTTTAGGAATCAATATTATATTGGCCCAAAGTGGATTTTACGTGCCGTGCGAATCGTTTGTGTATTGTCCATATAAATACATATTCACACGGATCATTGGAAATGATAATTTATTCAAAGGGCTCTCTACTTTTGGTGTAGAAATGAGCGAATTACGAGTTATTTTACAGCACTGTGACAAAAGAAGTTTGATATTGGGAGATGAATTATGCAGCGGTACAGAAATAGATAGCGCTTTGTCCATTTTTATTTCTAGTTTAGAAATCATGACACAGAGACAAAGTAGCTTTATTTTTGCAACCCATTTTCATGAATTACAGACCATGGAAGCGATGAAGGCATTGAATTGTATTCAAAGTAAACATTTGAAAGTGCAATACGATCATGAAAAACAAACCTTATATTACGATCGTAAAATTCACGATGGCCCCGGAGACAGTGTATATGGGTTGGAAGTATGCAAATCATTGAAACTTCCTTCGGATTTTATGGACCGATGTTACGAGATACGAAATGATCGCATGAAAAATAAGAGCAATGTGTTGTTGATGAAGCGTTCAAAATACAACAAAGATAAGTTGCGACATTTATGTGAATTTTGCGAAAATGAATTAGCCACAGAAACCCATCATTTGAAGTATCAAAAAGACGCCAATCATAATGAATATATTGAAAATAGTTTTCATAAAAATCACAGTGCGAATCTAGCTTCCATATGCGAACATTGTCATAATTTCATTCATCTCAATCATTTAGTATATGAAAAACGAAAAACCATGGATGGAAATTACGAATTAATTTTGAAAAAAAATTGAATATAAAATAATGTTTTCTAATTACAATAAAGATATGATTATTCCTGTAAAGTGTTTTACATGCGGCAATTTACTATCAAATAAATATTTGTTTTACAAAGAACAAGTATCAATTACAAAACAAGCCAAGAATCAAGAAAATGATGGTATTCAGTATTTTAACAATGAAGTTTTAGACAAGTCCGTGGAAGGAGAAATATTAGACAAACTTGGCCTTAATAAGCCTTGTTGTAGACGGCATATGTTGACTCATGTGGATATATTTTAAATATAGGCTATAGTTATAATGAAAAAACGTATAAAGCAAAATAAAAAACCAAAGTCCAAAAAAGTGAAAACGATGAAAAAAGTTAAAAGAACTACAAGAAAGCAACAGCGAAAAAGAAGTCAAACCCGAAAGCGCTATCAAAAAGTGAAAGGAGGAAGTTCATTTCCTTTTGATGGTTTAGGTCTTATACCCGAACAAATGATGCACGGCGTTCGTTCGTTTTTGCAACCTATTAATGATCAAATTGGAGGGTTAAGTGTGGATCCAAACCCAACCAATCAATTTTTAGAAAATCAAGCATCATCTTCTTCTTATGTAGAATCAAAATTAGCAAGTCAATAAGTTATTTTTTTGTTTTCTATATGTATAATGGCTCGTAATCAATTTAAATATAAACCAGCTTTATCAAAGTTATGCACCCCTTCGTATTTGTACTTTGTAATTTCCATTATTTTGTTATGTATTTTAGGAGTTCAAAATATTATGAACAAGGACGATACCTTTTGTATTGGTATGTATGAATGCACGACGTTCAATAAGATCACTGTCTTTTTACTACACGGTCTATATATATTATTTTGGACATTCATTTTAGACCTCATGTGCAAATCAGGATATAAGCAAGTATCTTGGTTCATCTTTTTATTACCATTTCTTCTATTTTTCATTTTTTTTGGATTAATGATCTATAACGATATATCTTTGAAAAGGATATAAATTTATTAAGTTTATATATTAATAGATTTATGTCAAAAGCAGTTAGTTTAGAACAAGGTCACTTTCACATGATTGATCAATTTTTCAAATCAAATACTTTTGTAGACCATCATTTACGTTCGGTCAATGATTTTTACGACCATGATATCCAACAAATCTTCAATGATCTTAACCCAATTCATTTTTCCATGGATTCAGAAGAAGATCAAGAACAAATATGCGAAATGAATGTATATTTTGGTGGAAAGCAAGCACAACAAGTATATTTTGGAAAGCCCATACTATATGAAAATGATACATCTCGTATGCTATACCCGAATGAAGCGCGTTTGCGAAATATTACATATGCGATGAGTATTCATTGCGATATAGAAGTAGAATTCATCTACCACAAAAAGAATATTATATCAACGGAGATCATTCCTAAATTGTATTTAGGAATGTTTCCCATTATGGTTCAATCCAAAGCATGTACGTTGTACAATATGCCAAAACAAATGAGGTATACATTAGGTGAATGCAAACATGATTATGGTGGATATTTTATCATTGATGGTAAAGAAAAGGCGTTGATACCCCAAGAAACGTTTTCAAACAATATGATTTACATCCGAGAAGTCAAAGACGATGTTCATGATTATAGTGTAGAGATTCGTTCCATTTCAAAAGACGAGTCTAGACCTAAACGTACCTTAGCGATTCGTCGTGTCATGACCAAGGAAACATGCTACAACACACACTTTAATGTCTTTATTCCAAATGTGCGTAAGGAAATTCCATTATTCATATTGATGCGTGCATTGGGTATGAAAAACGACAAGGAAATTGTTGCTTTGATTCTAGGAAGCAAAGTAAACAACGAACGTTATTTAGATTTATTACGTCCAAGCGTCATTGATGCGGGTATGGTTTATACGCAACAACAAGCTATATTGTTCATCAATGAGGTAACGAAAGAAAAATCGATTACCAATACTCATTACATTTTAAGTGAATATTTGTTACCACATATTGGTACAACAAACTATAAAGCAAAATGTCATTATCTAGGGTATATGGTATTTGAGCTTTTGAAAGTAGTGAATCAAGAAAAACCTCCAACCGATCGTGATCATTTCAAATATAAACGAGTACAAACGTCTGGAAATTTGATGAAGCAATTATTTAGCGAATATGCAAACATTATGTATAAAACATATTATCAAAACATTGAAGAAGAATATTATTACAATAAAAATAAATACGAATTTGATCCATCATTGGATGACGAAGAAAATGTACGAAACTTTAAGAGTTTATTTATGGACCATTACTTTTCCTATTTTCAAGAGAAGATTATTTACGAAGGCTTTAAGAAAGCGTTTAAAGGTAACTGGGGAGCATTTTCTCACACCAAAATAATAGGAGTCATTCAACCATTAAACCGTTTATCGTATAATTCTGCTTTATCTCATTTACGTAAAATTAACCTTTCTATTGATGCCAGTTCTAAAATAACTGGGCCAAGAAAGTTACATGGGAGTCAGTGGGGCGTCATTGATCCAGTAGACACTCCAGATGGTGGTAATGTAGGATATCATAAACACATGGCGATGATGTGTCATATATCACATGAAATAGAGGACCAACCATTGATTGCTTGGATATTTAGAAACATGAATCAAACGATTTCAGTAAACAATGGGGACGCAAAAAGCATTGAAACAACACCTTTGGAGGAAACCTCCATGGATAATTTGCAAAGCGGAACCAAGATCTTTGTTAATGGTCTCATTATAGGGGTGACTCAAAGCCCGTTTTTATTCAAAAAATTGTTTTTGCATGCACGTCGTATGAATTACATTCCTATTTATATTAGTTTTTTATTTGACATGAAGGACAACTATATTTATATTCAAACAGACGAAGGTCGTCTTATGAGACCTTTACTATACTTTGAGAATGATGGTACGTTGCACTACAACAATGTGCCACATGTGATGAAAGGGATGATGAACAATTCAATCACATGGAGTCAATACATACATGGGTTTGAGAAAGAAAATAAAAAGAATTATTATGATTTGGATGAATTCATTTCTAAGAAAGAAAACATTGAAAAGAAATGTTTGCTTGAAATGTTGGACAAAAATGAAGAAGAATCTTCTTATATTTGTCAATATATTCATGAAATCAATAACGAACTGAAATACGAATATACACATTGTGAAATACATCCATCTATGATATTTGGTGTCATGGGTAGTCAAGTTATTTTTCCAGAACATAATCAGCTTCCACGAAATCTGTTTAGTTGTGGTCAATCTAAACAAGCTGTATCTTTGTATCATAGCAATTACTTAAATCGTATTGATAAATTGGGTGTTGTATTAAACTATGGTGACATTCCATTGGTAAAATCACGAATGCTTCAATATATCAATGATGAAAAGCATCCATATGGATTCAATACGATCGTTGCTATCATGTGTTACAATGGGTATAATGTGGAAGACGCAATATTGATTAACGAGGGGTCAGTGAAACGAGGAATGTTTCATACGACATATTACAATATGTATGAAGCTTATGAAGAAACAAGTGAAATAGGTGAAACAAAAACAAATAAATTAATAAAACCTTTTTACGATGAAACAAATATTGAATTGAATCCAAAATATGATTATAATTACTTGGATGAACATGGATTGATTCGCGAAAATACACCTATGGATGATACAAAAATCTTAATTGGTCGTGTGACGTATAACGAAGAAAATGTGGAGCTACGAAGTGACGATTCGCTCAAGCCAAAAAAAGGTCAACTTGGCGTTGTGGATAAAACGTACATGACTGAAGAAGTAGAAGGAAAACGTATTGCAAAAGTGCGCATATCTGAACAAAGAATACCCACTTATGGAGACAAATTTTGTTCACGTTGTGGTCAAAAAGGTACCATAGGACAAATTATACCTGAAGAAAATATGCCATTTACTAAAGATGGTTTACGTCCAGATATTATTATAAATCCACATGCAATCCCTTCTCGTATGACCATTGGACAATTGGTAGAATCAATTATGTCAAAGCTAGGTGTTCATAGTGGAAATGCCATGGATGCGACTCCTTTTACGAGTGATAAAAGTAAAATCAATCATGTATGTAGTTTGCTCACAAAATATGGGATGCATAGCTCTGGTAACGAATACTTTTACAATGGTATGACTGGAGAAAGAATAGAGCATTCTGTTTTTGTTGGACCTACATATTATCTCCGTTTGAAACACATGGTAAAAGATAAAATTAATTATCGTGCAAATGGTCCGCGTGCACTATTGACGAGACAAACGAACCATGGGCGTGCGAACGATGGTGGATTGCGCATTGGTGAAATGGAACGCGACGGAGTCATTGCTCATGGGTGTGCATACTTTTTGAAAAACTCTATGATGGAACGTGGAGATGCTTATGAATTAGCCATTTGTAACCACAGTGGCACAATTGCCATTTATGAACCCAAAACAAATCATTTTTTCAGCCCTATATTGGATGGGCCCATACAATATGATATGGATGGCAAAGAAGTTGTATCATCAAAGATTATTACCAAATATGGTAAAGATTTCAGTATTGTGAAAGTTCCATATTGCTTTAAATTATTAATACAAGAAATGAGCGCAATGAATGTACAAATGCGATTGATTACCTCAAATAATATCAACATGGCTCAACAATTGTCTTCGGTGAAATACAGCGACATTGAAAATAACATCAATAATAATATTGTAGAAATGGATGTTGCCAATCAAGAATCAAATTCTTCCGACAGAGACAAAAAGGCGCTTAATCTTCAGCCAAAAAAAGAAAAAGAGCAGAATATTCAAGCATCAGAAAGTATGAGTCGGCTGTTGTGGAAAACAGTGTGTATGGATGATATGCAAGGCGGTGGTCCTGACACGAAAAAGTGTAGTGCCGAAAATACCTTTTTTGTTTCTACAATTATTGGCGAAGATGGTAAATCTACTGAAATTTATTCTCTAAAGGAACTAAATGGCAAACCGCCTAATTTTTATCCAAAAGACTGGGATTTTGAAACGGTTCTAAAATATCGTTTGAATGAAGAAAAGGTTGCACAATCGTTGCGCTTGTTGGAAGAACCAAATAATTACAAAAAGGTGTTGGACAAATATAAGGAAGTAGAATCGCAAAACAAGCCTACTGACGTGGTCCTTCAATTGACGCCGAAAGAAGAATCACCTTCTCCTGCTACAAATACGTTTGTATTATCGGAGCCATACATTGACCCAGAAGTACTAGCCAAACAGGAAACACCGAGCCCATACATTCCTCCATCACCAGAGCCTGGTGTGGTTATGCCTGGCGCAACACCGGAAATCACGCCACATCCAGACAGTCCAATTTATACGGTTTCAAAAACACCGTTTACACCAACTCCAAGTCCAAGTCCAGAAGAACAAGTTGATAATTTAAATGATCCAACTACTCCCAATGCCGAAGACACACCAGTAAACGCAAATTCTGATAATAATGATGATTTTGGAAAAACACCATCGCCGATTGTTGTTAAAAAAATTGAAAATAATTGATATAAAATATTATGATTAATATATACATTATGACGACTGTGATTAACAACCTGTACAAATCAAAGAAAAATATCTTGCAATATTTGAAAGAACAAAACTTCGATACTACATTACATGAAAACTTTTCAATGACAGAAATACAAGCCATGTTGGAATCCACTAGCGAAGACGGTGTGTCCAGTTTGGATTTTGAAGTCATAGATAAAGACGACAAAGAGAAATCTTGCAAAGTATGTTTTTATACCAAACCATCTACGATCAAACAAAATAAGCTTGAATCAATGGCAATGAGTTATTATGAGGATCATGATAAAACAAAGTCCACGCTGATTATCATTATGCAAGGAAATATCAACGACACCACGCGCAAATCAATCAAAAGCATGTGGAAAAAATTTCAAGAATATGTTATTATTTTTGAAATTCGAAGTTTGTTATTTAATCTATTCACCCATAACTATGTTCCAAAACATATCAAAATGACACTAGAGGAAAAGGAAATGCTGAAACAAGAAAAAAATATACTGAATGATTCACAAATACCGGAAATAAGCGTGTTTGATCCTGTAGCAAAAGCACTTATGATGAGGCCTGGTGATATGTGTAAAATCATTCGTTATGACCAGATCTCATTACAAAACGAATTTTATCGTATTTGTGTAATTTAAATATGTGTATATATTAATCATGACTACTACGACTTCAAATATGCCAATAGCAAGCACCACAACTACTAGTATAAATACCACCAAAATTCCTGCTTCTACCAC